GGCGGGCACATAGACGCGCAATGTGCCCAGCTCCCGCCGCAGCCGCTCGCAAATCTTCGCGGCCAGGCGTTGCGCGGCGGGGACCGTCAGGCCTTCGGCCCGCGCGGCGAGCAGGGCGGCATCGACAATCACGGCCAGCACATCATCTTCCTCAGATGGCATTCACAACCCCCACCCCTCGGGTGCAAAGCTCGGGCGATGTGACGGAGCGACCCGCCGCGGCGGCGGCATGGCCTTGACAGGCGGGGTGACTGGCAGCGGGGCGGGCGCGGCAGCCTTCGCCGGCTGGCTCAGATCAGCGCGACTCAGGAGCAGGGCGGCATAGGCATAAACCCGGCAGTCGAGGGCCTCCACCGCGCTGTGAATCGGCACCCAATGCCGTTCCGGGCGCCGGTTCTTGCTGGCGGCCACAATCAGCCGCTCGCCCGTCAGTTGCAGGAAGTATTCTTCGGACCGATTAGCCGGAAAATGGCAATAGTTGGCCTGGCCCTTGATGGCGTTGAGGGCATGAAACACCGTCAATTTGATCTGGTCCACGCCGACGATCTCGGGCGGCTTGCCGTAGCGCACGCGGCGGGCCCGCCGCTTCATGACCGCCCGCCAGTCCCGATCAATCTCCTCCCGCGCCATGCCGGGAGCGCCCTTGATCGGTGTTACCGAATGGCGCCGATAGCGTTTGATCGCCTCATAGACGTGCTGGGTGTAGGCGCCCGAGTCGATGCAGACATGGGCGATCTTCATCTGGCTGCCATCGGCCCGCTCGAATGGCTGATCGATCACTTCCAATAAATCCTCCCAGACCTCGCCGCTGGTGGGCTCGCCCGGTAATACCTGGTAGGCGATGGACCAGGACTCGCGGCGATGGCCCCAGCCGACGACTTCCAGCTCAAGCCGGTCGCCCTGGACGTCCACTCCCATCGTCAGCACTTGGATACCGTCCGGCACCTCGGCGCCGTAATCCTCGCAGCGCTGCGCCAGGGCGCTCGGGTCCGCGCGCTCGCCTTCACCTTCCCAGGGCTCGCCGAAAACAGTATTCACCACGACCTGTTTGCGCGCCGGATCGCCCTGGGCATTGATCCACTCGGCGATGGTATCGTCCCAGCGGGCAAAGGGACTGCCCCACTCGTTGAAGGCAAACCCCGCCGCTGACTCGGGGCCCTCCTTGACACAAACCCAGCGGCCGGACAGCTTGACCTTATCGGCCATGGCCAATCCATGCTCGGCGCCGCAGGACTTGCACAGGTAGCGCACCGTGGCCGCGTCCTCGTTGTCCCAGCGGAAGTGCTCCAGCGTCGGGAATTGCAGCTCGCCGCAATGCTGGCAGGCAAGATGCCACTCCCATTGTTGGGTGCAGCGATCATATTCGGCGCAGATGCCCACATCGGCATAGGTGGGCGTCGAGGCAATGATCTCCTTGGCGGTGCGCCGGGCGCGGAAGGTTTGCAGGCGCTTGCGGGCCAACAGGAGCGGATCGCCCTCCTTGGTAGCCTCCCACCGGTCCAGTTCATCGCAAATCAGGTAGCGAATGGGCCGGCTGGCCAGGCTGGAGGGCGAATTGGCGCCGGCGATGGTGACATGGCCACCGGGAAAAGTTTTGTGCAGGATGGTACTGGCCGAGGCCCTGGCCTTTACCTTGCCGATCTTGTCCGCCAGGGTGGGACAGTCCCGCAGCATGGTGGCGATGCGATCCTTCGAGAAGGCTTCACCCATCGGCGTGATGTTGGGTTGAATCGCCAGGATCGGCCCGGGGTCCAGGTCGATGATATAGCCGATGAAGTTCAGGAGGCACTCGGTCTTGCCCGCCTGGGATGATGACTTGAAGACGACCCGCTCGCACGCGCGATAGGGCGAGAGGTAGTCCATCGGCAAGACCAGATGGGCGGCCCGCTCGTTGTTCCACAGCCCCGGCTCGGCGCTGGCCTCGGGGCTCAGATAGCGGTAGCGTTCGGCCCATTCCGAAATCAGCAGGCGTGGCGGCGGGCTCCAGGCTTCATCGATGGTGGCGAGGGGACCGGCAAAGCGTTCCTCAAGGCTGGCGCCGGTCAGCGTTTCCATGGCTCAGCTCTTCCAGGGCGGCATGAATGGCCTCGCGAAGGTATTGCTCGATTTCCCGCAGTTCCGTCATGCGGAGCAGGCTGGGCGCGGCGCGAGCGGGGATGGACAGCAGGCGCTCCTTGGCGATGCGGATTTGCTCGCCCCACACGCGGGAGACTTCCTCCACTGGCAGCATTTGGCCAATCTTGGTCTTGTAGTCCAGTTCCGCCAGTTGCGCCTTGAAGACTTCGTTTTTGGCCTTGGCCTTGGCCAACATGCCATAGGCACCGGATGATGCCTCCTCGGCGGCAGGGCGGCGCCCGGCACCGGCCCGCTTGCCGCCATGCTGGCCGATGGGGGCGGGAGGGGATTCGGTGGTCATGCTGGCATGTTCTCAGGCAATAGCCACTGGTCAATGACCGCCCGCGCCACTTGCTCTGTCATCTTGGGCGGGACGGACATGCCGATCATGTACTTGCCGATCTTGTCGGTCTTGGCGTGGTAGTCATCAGGAAAGGAACCAAGGCGCTTCCATTCGCGGTAGGTGAGTTGACGGCATTCATCCCAGTGCATAAATTTATCTTCGCCGGTTGCGCTAAAGCTTCTTGACGGCTTTTCAGAGGAAAGCCTAACGCCGTAAAAAATACCTTGCTGACCTTTGCCGTTTTTTGTAACAACGCCTGGCTTTGTATTACTCCAATAGCTGGCATAGATATTACTGACTTTGGTATTTTGTTTCTCATCAGCCGTCAATTCCTGCACATCCCGCGTTGCCTCGCCCGCACTAATCCAGCGATGCCGAGGTTCAATCTTCAGCGGCGCCCGGTCGATGTCGTTTCGCAGCGCACAGAAGAACACCCGCTCGCGCCGTTGCGGCACGCCGCAATCGGCGGCATTGACTAGGAACAGTTGCGGCCTGTAACCGATCTCGCGGAAGCGGGCCATGATGAGCTTGGTGTAGCCCTTGGCGTTGCCGATGATCATGCCCTTGACGTTTTCGGCGATGGCCACCTTCGGCTTGAGACGGCCCACGAGGTCCAGGTAATCAAAGAACAAATCGGACAGCACCTGTTTGGCTTGCCCTTCGCGAAAGTGCTTGTCCTTGCCCCAGGCTTTCTCCCGACTGCCGGCCATGCTGAAGGTGGAACAGGGCGGAGAGCCATCCAGAATATCCAGGGCGAACAGTTCCGGCGGCAGGTCGGCGGTCAGCAGGTCGCGAATGGGGCACAGGTAGTAACGCGGCGGATTCAGGTTGTGCTTGTAATGCCATGCCATCTCGGGATCGATGTCGTTGGCGGCGATAACACTGCATCCCGCCCGCTTGTAGCCCATGCTGGACCCGCCACCGCAAGCAAAGGTACTCATTACTGTCAGGCCGTTGCTCGGCACGGTGGACAGGTCCGCCAGGTTCCACGCGCAATCTGGTTTAGTCGTCATCGAACTCAAAACCGCATTTGGGACAGGTATGGCCCATGACGTAGTCATCAGGGTCTATCTCTTTGGAGCTAGATTCCGGGGGCGTTTCATCTTCCCCGCCCAATATTCGCGCCAGTTCTTCCGGGTCAAACCCCAGCAGGACCAGATCGAACCCTTCGCGGTCAAGCTCTGCGAGCTCGAGCCCGAGCAGGGCCTCATCCCACCCGGCATTGAGCGCCAGCTTGTTGTCGGCAATGACGTAGGCCCTTTTTTTGGCCTCGGACCATCCACGGGCGGTGACCACGGGCACCTCGCCCAGCTTGAGGCGTTGCGCGGCCAGCAGGCGGCCATGACCGGCGATGACCATGCCGGTTTCGTCGCGCAGGATGGGCACGGTAAAGCCCCATTCGCGGATGCTGGCCATGATCTGGGCGATCTGTTCATCCGAATGGGTGCGGGCATTGCGGGCGTATGGGACCAGTTCAGTGACGCTTACAAGCTCCACCTCGGTGGCGGGCCATTGCAGGCCGTCCAGTGGGTTTTCCAGGGGCGGCACGGCGGGCGCGCCAGGGATATATTCGATGTACTCAGCGGGCGGGATATTGCGGCTTGGCATGGGTAATCCTATGGGTTATGAATCCTAATCAAGAATAATTCGCATTAGCTACTGAAGCGCCGCGCCCTGAAACCTG